GTCGGCCTCGAGCCACTTGTAGATAGCTCGCGGAGTCTTGCCGCAAGCCAGAGCTACAGACGGAACACCACCGGCGTCATCGATCGATTTCTTGAGCGGCCGCATATGGCCTCCGAGTTAAATATGAACTTGCGGTACATATTATGTCGGAACTGAAAGTACATGCAAGCGCATGCAACCATGTACCCATGGTTCAAATAGAAGATTTGCGCGCTGCGTTCGTCGCCCGCCTCAAAAAGGCGCTGGCAGAAAAAGACATCCCCGAATGGGGTGCTGGCGCTCGCCTTGCGAAAATGGCTGGCGTCACACCGAAAGCCACCAGCAAGTGGATGAACGGTGAGTCCATGCCTGGCGGCGCCAAGATGCTCGCCGTGGCCAATGCTCTTGGCGTGCGCGTTGAGTGGCTGGAGTATGGTCGGGGCGACATGCTGGAAGGCTCACCCCCTTCTCCCCTTGCGGATGAAAGAACTCCCCCTCGGAGCTTCGATCTTCGAAACGAGCCTGGTTATACGGGCGTGCTGCAGTTGACCGCTCGCGGATCAACCGGTGATGGTGATGACAACCCTCACGTCGAGATCCGCGGCGTCATGGCCTTCAAATCGTCATGGCTGCGCGCGAACAACCTCAATCAGCGATATCTCGACGTCATCTATGCGAAAGGTAACAGCATGGAGCCGACGATCAACGACGGCGACGTGCTGCTGGTGGATGAGTCCAAGATCGAACCGAAAGACGGCCAGATATTCGCCATGCAGAGCGCTACCAAAGGCACGATCGTGAAGCGCCTGGTGAAGTCCGATATCGAAGGTTGGATCATCCGTAGCGACAATTCGGATAAGGCGCGCTACGGCGACGAGATTTTGCGGGATGGCGAAATAAACGAAGTGCGGATCATTGGTCGCGTCGTGTGGCGCGGCGGGATGCTTTAGGAGGTCATATGACCCTCACCAATCCTAACCAAGAACTTAAGCGCGACCTTCAAGGCACCAGCTCAGACCTCAAGTGGTCAGCGGTCGAGCTTATGCGCATTGCCGAGCGTCTGAGCCTGGCCGGGAATGAGGCGGACGCTCAGGCAGTGATCAGGATCTGCGTAGTAATGCAGGCGGGGGAAGATCGGCTGGTGGGTTATGCGGATGAGGTGAAGGCAGGGAAAATTGTGCGGGAGCAGAACAAATAGCACGAGGCTTAGGCATGCTCGGATTCAGCATGCAGAATTCCGCCTTTTGCGGATAAATGGATACTCGGCGGTGCTATTCAATGGAAAATAAAACATCAGTTCCAACATTTCGTGCGTCGGACTTCTTAATCAAGGTCGGCGACTTCATTCGTTACTTGGAAGCGGTCGGAATGCGTCTTGAGTGTTCCCAGTGCGGCAAGGATGAGGGTTGGTCCTTGGATGCTGGAAACGATGCGAATGATGTAACAGAGGTTTCTATATACAAGATGCCTTTCTCCGAAGGCCTTGCTTTCCGTCCGGTGTGCGCGATGACTTGTAACCACTGCGGCTTCGTGCGGCAAGTTTCCGCTCGGAAAGTTGTCGCGTGGGTAAAGGACAATCCGAGTGGCTTGCTATGAGCTCATCTCGTTGGAGCGACAACGTGACCCCAATTCGCGGAGGCATTGAGCCATCTTCGAATGAGGCCCTAGACGAAAAACTCGAATTGCCCCAAGCTGAGTTTATGACAGACATTACCCGCGAAGAACTGAGCTCAACGTTATCCGCCATAGAAGAGCGGATGGATAAGCGTATCGATCGGATAGAGCACGAGTCAGAAAAGCGAGTGCTTGATTACAAGAGCGAGCTTGCCCTGCGTGACGATCAACTTCGCCGAGAGCTTGATCTGCGTCAGGAGTCGTTCCGAGCCGAGCAGGTATCCAGGGACGTCGCACTCTCAGAAAAATTCGCAGGATTCCTTGCTGCGCAGGCTGAGAGAGATAGGGCTTGGGAGAAAATCTCAGAAGCTCGCTTTGAGCGCATCGAGAAAGATGTATCCAGCATCAAAACCGACACCAAAAAGGTGTCTGAAGATGTGAACGGCATTAAGGTCACTATGGCCAAGTACCTTGGCGCTGCCGTCGTCATTGGAGCGTTGGCATCAGCGGCGCTCGGCGCGGCCGCGAAACACCTCCTTGGCTAATTAGCCCGCAGCGACGAGTCCGGCCCAGCGCCGGGCTTCTTGTTTTTGCCCTCCCCAATCTGATCCGTAGCCCGCCACTGAGCGGGCTTTTTCATGCCTGCGGAAAAAATATGTACTTTTGGTACTTGACTCAATGTGAACCATTGGTACATATTTAACCCATCGCAGCGACACAACCACTGCGAAGGGCCTCAACAGACCCGCCACACGACTGGTGAAGCCGCCAGATAGCAAGGGGTCAGCGAAAGTGACCTCCCAGCCCCGGAAAGCGGGACCGACTGGAACCAAGATCTTTGAAATAGAGAAGCATCCCAGCGCTGCGCCAGTAGCGAGTCGCTGGGGCGAGATATGCCGGCCCGTGACTCGCGGGCCGGATGCTCTCCAGGCGACCTTGGCAACAGGGTCTCATGGAAAGCAGGAGGGTTCATGCGAGAGATGACTCATCCCGAGCTATTGAGTCTCGCTCATTACGACCCTGACACCGGTGTGTTCACACGACTGGCTGATGGATACGTGATGGGCAAGCCAGACCGGAAAGGATATCTGCTGACTTGGCTGAAAGACTGGCGGTTCCGGTCGCACCGACTGGCATGGTTCTACATGACCGGCGCCTGGCCGACTCAGGAAATCGACCACATCAACGGCGACACCAGCGACAACCGATGGACAAACCTTCGGGAGTGCAGCCACCAGCAAAACAACCACAACCAGCCTCTTCGACGGAACAATAAATCCGGCGTGAAGGGAGTGCACCTGAACCGAAGGGGTAAATGGCAGGTGCAGGTTTGCCTCAACTACAAGATCCACCACGGCGGTTCCTATGAGCGGCTCGAGGATGCGGAGCGAGTAGCCAAGCAGCTTCGCGAGCGGCTACATGGGGAGTTCGCAAATCACGGATAAATCAACTGATGCACCTGGTGACGGGTGCATTGGGAAAACAACCGGAGAATCACGATGACGCGCAATGAACATGAAGAAATCGAAAGCTATGCACTTGCAGCAATGATTGGACTTATGTCCTTAGGCGGTGTGTCGCCTGAACTCATCCCAAGCAAGGCCTTCGATATCGCGGAGGCGTTCCAGTAAGAAAAGCTGAAGCGCATCGGCGAGAAGCCGCCTTACGACGCGTGACAACCAGCGCCACGACAGCCTGTCGTTAACTGCCCTTATGCAGCGATGGTTGAGAGCGTGGGTGGTCACGCTGAAAGCTGCCTTGAACCCACCCGATCCTCTCTATGAGAGCGCATCGGGATGTGATCTGAGTACCGTCTGGCTGCGTGAGAGCAATGTCAGGCAAACGTCATGCAGATCACACCCCGATGCGGACACCCTAAATCTCAAAGGTTGCAGCTGTATTGATATTCGAATGGGAAAAAGACGGTATCGACCACCAGAGAAAACGGCGCGTCGATCAGCAAAAAGGGAATCAGCTTTCCTTTGGAGGTACCCACCAACCACCAGTCGAATCGCACGCCAATGTAGGGGCACCGGTGCTTGTCATAATCCATGCGCATGGCGGTTGCCATACACCCACTCAGGCTGGCAACCAGCACCAGTAAAATCGCTTTTCGAACCACGTAACGTCCTTATTACTTCTTTGTGCGGAGCTGGATAGACGCTGGCGCGCAGAGTTAGTCACCCTCCCCCGACACCACCCGAATGCACTCCCCTCCGCGCCCAACGGCAACCAGCGGAGCGGATGAGTGCATCCGAGTTTTGTTGGATCAACCAGATGGAAAAATTCATGAACAGAGAAGACGGTGGTTCAGCGTTCCCGGAGCCCGGGCATTCGCAATGCGGTGGCATGAGCCTGCGCGACTACTTCGCAGCCAAGGCCATGCAAGGCATCTGCGCTCACGTCGATACGTGGGGACTCAGCAGCAACACGAAGATAGCGGCTGCGGCTTACGAACTCGCCGACGCAATGCTTGCCGCCCGCTCCGCCTAACCCCAAACACTGGAGGTCGCCATGCACGACTGCACCGATACACAAGCAGTTTGCCGAGGTTGCGGATTGAAGCTGCGCGGCTCGCCATCGTGGAAAGGCGGCCTCGCATATCACCCCGCCCCAAAAGGTGAAGTCCACCGCTGTCATTACGGCGGCTGGGTTTGCTCGCGCCGCTGCGATATCCGCGCCTGCGTCGAACTGGAAGGAACCATGCCCGGTTGCGGTGGCGTGAACAGTTACGAGCGACTGTCCATTTACGCAAAAGAGAGCATTAAGCGCCATTGGCCGGAGGCAGCATGAACGCAGCACTGAAGATTTGTCAGGCCGTGCACGACGCGCAGTTGCCTCCGATGGTGAGCGAGAGCGCGCAGGAAGTGGCTCGGGCTGAGTGGCTGTACAACTCGGTCGAGCAGTTGGTGCGGTTCGGCTGCGACGTCTCGTTTCAGCGCCGCATGCGGCCGGCTCAGGGTGTCACACTGGCCCAGTTCGCTCTGGCAGTTGACGAGCATGCAAACGGACGGCTTGCAGACTGCGAGGTCACCACAGCTTCGCTGGGCTTCCTGCTGATCGCCGCCGAGCGCGGTCATGCTGACAAGGTCGCCGCCGCCGAACTCCTCGGCCCAAGCGACCACCCTCTAGGCAAGCTCGGCGAAATTGCAGAGGGCCTACTTCGCCCCCTTGTCGATGACGCGCTGACCGCCCAAGCCGAGGACAACGAGCTATGAGCAATCAGGTAGCACTGGCCCGGCTGGGCCTTGAGATCGCGAAGATGCGCAAGTCCTGCACCCCGGTGCCGGATCGCACCTTCGTCATGGGCATGATTGAAATGGCGGAGTTCGCCGAGATCATCGACACCCGCACCGCCAATCGTTATCGGGATGCGCTGGACGCCAAGTTCGTCGAGCGCAACACGCATCTGAAAGGAGTTTCGGCATGACCACTGCACCGGTTAAAACGCTTCTTGATGAGCAGTTGGAGGAGATTGAGCGCAGCCTCGCGGTTGTCGGCGCCGGCATCCCTCGCGAACTTCCTGTTTCGGCGCTCCCTGCTCCACTGGTGGCAGCCATTAAACAAGGCCGAATTGCTGTGAGGGCTCGGCCATGAATCTCGTCTACTGGATTCTCGTTGTGATTCTTGTAGCCGGCGCAGGCGCCTACGGCATCGTGAAAGACGGCTCGGGCACTTGCCAGGTGCCGCGCTCCACCACCTACCAAGTATTCCGATGACCGGCCGGCAGATGGCCCGCCGAACGCTGATCTGGCGCGGATCGTTCTCCGCCATCGGCGTTTTCACCCTTCTTATGCTGCTCAGCGCCCTCGCCGATCGCATCACCTCCTGACTTTCAACTTCAAGCGCTGCGCACGTCGCAGCAAGGATTCCCCGTGTCTACGAACATGCAGATCTGGGACAAGGTCAGCACGACCGATACCCGTTACACCAAAGCCGCCGAGGTTGGCGGGCAGAAAATCACCAGCCTCAACGGCACGGCGATGATCATGAAAGCGACTGAGGTTTTCGGCCCGGTCGGCATTGGCTTCGGTTGGTCGATCGTTGAAGAACGCTTCGATGAGGGTTCCGAAATGGTCAGCGGCGAAGGCGACAAACGCCTGGTGCTCGGTCGCGAGCTGAACCACACCATCAAGATTCGTTTCTGGTTCGAACTGGACGGGAAGCGCGGCGAGATCGAGCAGTACGGCTGCACGCGCTACCTCTACAAATCGAAGTACGGCACCACCACAGACGGGGAAGCGCCGAAGAAGTCGCTGACCGACGCCATCAAGAAATCTCTGTCGATGCTCGGCTTCAGTGCCGACGTGTTCCTCGGGATGTTCGATGACCACACCTACGTCGAGCAGCTCAAGGAAGAACAAGCGATCGAGCAGGCAGTAGACAAGGACGCCGAAATCCTTCGTCAGAAGCAGGAGCGACTGGACTGGCTGAATTCTGCGGTGGAAACGATGAGCAAGGCCGTGACCGCCCACGAACTGAAAATGCTGAACGTCAAATACATCCGCGAGGCGACCCGCCGCAACGAGCCGACTTTCATCGCCCGAATCACTCGCGCCTTTGAAGAGCGCAAAGCGGCCATTGAGCCCGGCAAGGAGAATGCAGCATGACCCAGCTCTACGCACTGACCGGCAAGCTCGCCGAACTTCAAGGGATGGCTGACACTGACGACGAGGGCCTGAAAGAGGCCCTGCAGCACGCGATGGACGAAATACAAGGCGAGTTCGAGGTGAAGGCCGACAACATCGTCATGCTGCGCCGCAACATTGAAAGCGACGTGACCGCCATCGACACCGAGATTGAGCGGCTGACCGAGCTCAAGCGCATCAAGTCCAACAGCGTTGCGCAGATCAGCGATTACCTGCGTCGGAACATGGAAGCCGCCAACCTCAAGTCGATCAAACGCCCGCTGTTCACCATCACCTTGGCCCTGGGCAAGGAGAAGGTCATCGTCGACAACGAGGACGCGGTGCCCGACGAGCTCACATCAGTGAAAACCAGCATTGCCCCGGACAAGAACGCGATCGCCGCCAAGCTCAAGGAAATTCGCGAGCACAACGAAGCTGTGCGCAAGCGCATGGCCGCCGGGGAAGACGCAGAACACGAACTGCTTGAAGAACCTGCCTACGCGCATCTGGAGCGCGGCGACAGTTCGATCCGGATCAAGTGAGGCCAGCATGATCAGCAACCACCTCAGCATGGTCGAAACCCTTCGGCCAAAATCCATCGAACTGGCGGCGCAGGTTGAACAGTTCCTGGCCGCCGGCGGAACGATCCAAGAGGCTGAGCCCATCGGCTACAAACCTAAGCCGGTCAGCTACAGCACCCAAATGCCGCCGGCGCCGAAGCCATTCGTTCGGCGTCTGGCGCCTGCCCCGCCTCAACCGCTGTCAGCTCAAGACATTCGCCATCAGGAGCGCGTGCAGCAGCTCGAACTGATTCGCGAAATGGCGCCGACGCACACGCAGGCTGAGATTGTTGAAGCGCTCGGCATCAGCCGCCGCACGCTCTACAACATCGCCCAGGCCCACGACCTGACGTTCAAGAGTGCAGGTCGCGGCCGCCTGACCGGTAAAGACCGGGAGGAGCATCTGGAAGCCCGCGACGCGAAGTTCGCCGAGCGGATCAGGGCATTCCTTGAACTGGGCATCACTCGCCGGCAGGTGTGTGGTCGCCTCGGCATCGCCAACAAAACACTCGAGCGGATTCTCGCCAATTACGGCATCGATTATCCGAAGGCGCGGCGCGGCTGTACTTCATGCGCCGCATAGCTCGAACCCAACAACGCAAACGACAGACCTGGCTGGACTTGCCGGCCAGCGGAATTGAAGAGGTAGGCCATGGCCAAGAGCAATGCAGATCGCTCAGCGAAAGCCGCGGCGAAGAGGAAAGAGCGCGGCGAAGAGGAAATCAGGCTGCACTGCCTGCCCGGAACCCGCCAAGCACTTGCTGAACTGATGGCCTGGAGCGGCATCGAGGAAGCAGGCGAGGCAATCACGCTGATGATTCACCACCTGCACGGCCTTGGCCCGGGCGGCGCCCTTCCACTGCTTGAGCCACCGCCGCGACACGAATACGTAATACCCGAAAACGTGTCGCGGAAATTGAAGCTCGCTTATAGGCGGGAGGAGCTGAAAATGCTTCGCGGTGAGTGAAGTGCGTCTATAGCCTTACAACTTTGGAGCTTTTATTTCTGCGTTTTTCCACTTCCACCCAATTTTCGTTGGTTAGGCGAATATGAAAGTTATCTACACGAGAAACACCATTCACATCTTCGTACATAATCACGAGGTCGCCTTCTTGCGATTCTGAAATTGGGGCATAATGCAATTCGAGTTCAACTTCTATCTCCGCCTTCATCGTTCCATGCTTATTAAGCTGATTAAAAGGAAGATTGCCTGAAATTTCGCTGACAACTTTGTAGGCGACATTTCGATTATTAACAATTTTTATTTTGTTAACGATCCCCTTGGGCCCACCCATCTTGAGATAGGGTCTTATCTCAAAATCGGCTATGAGCGCTCTTTCGGCTTCCTGCATTTGCAATTCTAAAGCCTCTCTCGCCGCATCAATTTGCCGTACAGCTGCATCTGCCATTATTGATTGTTGCTCTACCGAATGTTTAAGCTCTTGCGCCTGAAGCTGAAGGGCATCGGTACTCAACTTTAGCTCGCGACCTTGCTGTAGAAATCCAAGAACTAACCAGAGAAAAGCAATTGGACCAAAGGCGCCAGCGAGAAAGTCTCCAAGCGCGTTCAGCTCTAGATTGATAAAGCTTTCAAATTTGAAGGCTACAGTTGTCGCGATTACTATCAAGTAAATGACGGTTCCCAGGATTCCCCAGAACTCTAATTTTTTTGACACGGCTCACTCCTTGTTCCGGCTCCATGCCGGGCCGAACACAAATACCCCACTTATCAGGGTTGCGCCACTGCGAACGGCAGGATGGTCGGAAATGGTCGAGCACTAGGCTTGCGTCACTGATCAACCAGCCGCTGCGATCTCATCGCCGGAGCAGGCCACCCAACCAACTCACCCTTCACAGGAGGCTGCTGGGCGCGGCTCTGAAATACAGCGGTGTGGCTATCGACAATTGGGACCAGGTCGCGATCGTGCGTAGGTTGGAAGCGCTCACGCATCGCGGCGACATCGAATTTTTTGCCGACGTGCTCACCCAAGAAGCGCCGGCTGATTTTGTAACGTCCGCAGTTGAAGCACACAAGGTCGTCCCAATCGCCGTAGATGCCCTTGCGGTACGCTTCCCCCCAGCAGATCCAACACATACATCTCATAACTCGTCTCCTGATGCCCAGATAGATTCGGGCAAAACGGCGAGGGTTCACTGAGAAGTGTTGAACGAGCGTGTCACCTGTCGGCTGGATTACGCGCTGCTCGGCGCTTCAACGATTCTGTGCGCCGACTCCATGTAGCTGGCCAGGTCGATCACCTCCCGAAGGAACACGACCACCTCCAGCTTCACTGCATCGTCAGGCAGCCCTATCCGTTTCAGCATCGCTTTAGCGTCCTCTTCGATAGCCGCTAACGCATCTACATCGCTCTGCAACCTCATGTCGGCCTCCTGCCAGTGTGAGATTGCAGATAAATAACCCACTTCTACGAATCACGCCAGCCGGCGAGGATCCCATGCCGCCTTATAAAATCTCAGGGACAACCGTCGTGAGCTTCTCCGGCGGGCGGACCAGCGCCTATATGCTGCGCCAGGTGCTGGACAACAACGATGACCTGAGCGATCTGGTTGTCATCTTCGCGAACACAGGCAAAGAGCACCCCGCCACTCTGGAATTTGTTCGAGAGTGCGCCGAGCGCTGGGCCGTGCCGATCGTCTGGCTTGAGTTCAGAGATAACGACGCCGGGTTCGAGGTCGTCGACTTCGCGAGCGCAAGTCGCCGGGGCGAGCCGTTCGAGGCGCTTATCCGCAAACGGAAGTATCTGCCCAACCCGGTAACCAGATTCTGCACCATCGACCTGAAAATCCGCATCATCCACAAGTATCTGCGCAGCTTGGGCCTTTCGACCGAGGAAGCGCCGGTGGACATGATGACAGGTATCCGTGCGGATGAACCGCGGCGTGTCGTGAAGATCCGGCACCGAAAAAGCACCAGCGAAAGCAAGTGGGCAACCATGGTGATGCCGCTGGCTGATGCTGGTGTCGGGGTGCAGGACGTCTCGGGATTCTGGGCCACCCAGCCGTTCGACCTGATGCTGCCAACGATCAGCGGCAGGACGCTAGAAGGCAACTGCGACCTTTGCTTCCTGAAGGGCGCCAAGCAAGTCTATTCGATCATCGCGAGCGACCGGCCCAAGGCCGAATGGTGGGCGCGCATGGAAAGCTCGGTGGTGTCCGGAGGCAAGTTCACCGGTGACGGTGCCAGATTCCGCAGTGACCGGCCCAGCTATCAGCAGATGCTCGACTACTCAGACACCCAGTTCGACATGTTCGCGGACCACGACGAAGCAATTGCGTGCTTTTGTGGTGACTAAGAAGTGCGGCTGAGGCCCTTCCATTTACCGGCTGGGAATTAATCCGCCAAATAAATGGATAACGTTTGAAAGAAGGCTGCGATAGAGGCGGTGCCGGCGGCGAACTTGTTCCATTTGCTTTGAAGCGCCGCGGTTGCGTAAACATCAAATCGCCCCTTAGGTCCCGATTCTACGTTAACCACTGTGCCTTCCTTGTAGTTGCCGGACCGATACGCAACTTGCGCGGACGCAGACCTCAACCAGCAAAAACACGATAGAAGTGCGAATAAGCACGACGCAATCGTGACGATTGATCGAACAAGCCTCAAATTTTCAGATTCCATGCCGCCTCACCTCCTTTTCAGTCTGACTCCAATTCTACCAATTTCAGCATGCCATTCTAGGCAAGGATTCTCTATGTCCGCACAACAGAAGAAACACCCCTTCGATTTCAAAACTCAATACGGACTCGGCTTCAGCACTCAGGACGATGAGATCGTTGTCGACTTCTTCTGCGGTGGCGGCGGCGCCGGTACCGGTCTGGAAATGGGACTGGGCCGCGCTGTGAATGTCGCGAAGAACCATAGCCCTCAGGCGATCAGCATGCATACCGTGAATCACCCGGGCGCTGTGCACTACACCACCGACGTGTTCGACGGTGATCCCGACACCGAATGTGGCGGTAAGGCCGTGGGCTGGTTCCACATGTCGCCTGACTGCACGCACCACAGCCAAGCCGCCGGCGGACAGCCGCGCAAACGCGAGATTCGAAATCTATCGTGGATCGGGCTGAAGTGGGCCGGCAAGAAGAAGCCTCGCGTCATCAGCTTGGAGAACGTGAAACAGATCCTCCAGTGGGGGCCACTGATCGCCAAGCGCTGCAAGTCGACCGGTCGCGTGATGAAGTTGGGCGGCGCCATTGCCGAGTCTGGCGAAGTCGTTCCTGTTCACCAGCAGTTCCTGGTACCTGACCCGAAGCGCCGCGGGCAGACGTGGGCGGTGTTCGTCGCCGAGTTGCAGCGTCTGGGCTACGCCGTCGAATGGCGGGTCATCAAGGCCTGCGATTTCGGCGCGCCAACCAGCCGTGAGCGGCTGTTCATGATCGCCCGGTGCGACGGGCAGCCGATTGTGTGGCCTGAGCCAACCCACGCAAAGAACCCGGCCAAGGGCCAACAGAAGTGGCGCACCGCCGCCGAGTGCATCGACTGGACCATCCCGAGCAAAAGCATCTTTGACCGGTCCAAACCCCTGGCACCGGCCACCCTGCGCCGAATCGCCAAGGGCATGAAGAAATTCGTCATCGATGCGGCCGACCCATTCATCGTGCCGATCGCGAACTGGTCCGGCGAAAGCGTCCAGTCTGCGCATGATCCACTGCGCACCGTGACATCTTGGCCGCGCGGCGGATCGTTCGCCATGGCGAGCCCGATCATCGCGCCAGCAACGCATCAGGGCAGCGACCGGGTCAACGATCCACACGCCCCGCTGCCGACGGTCACCTGCGCGAATCGCGGCGAGCTGACGATGATCAGTCCGGTGATGGTCACGGCTGCGCATGGCGAAGGGAAACTGGGCGGCGTTCAGCGCTGGGGCGACGGCAGCAAGTTTGCCGGTGACCCGCTGGGCACAGTTACTGCGAGCGGCGGGCATTCAATCGCCGCGGCTCACCTGGTGAAGTTCCGCTTTGCGGACGAAGGCAAAGCGCTCGACGAGCCGCTGCCGACCATCACCAGCGGCGGCAACTACCAGCGCCCGGCCGGCGCCGCTCACGCCATGGGTATCTCAACCGTATTCATGGCCCAGATGAACGGCGGGTTCAACACAACCGACGCCAAGAGCGTCCACGATCCGATGACCACGGTGACGAACACCGGCAGCCAGCAGCAGCTGGTAACGGCGAACCTGGTGCACCTGCGCGGCAACTGCGATGCACGGGACACCGCCGATCCGCTGCACACTATCAGCGCCGGCGGCACTCACCACGGGCTGGTCACTGCCTTCATGGAACGTCAGTTCGGCGCCAGCGTTGGCCAGGGTGTGGATGAGCCAGCACCAACCATCACGGCCGGCGGTGGCGGCAAGAGATCGCTGGTCGAGCTGCAGCTCTCGCCAGAGGTTGAGGCCGGTTCACTGCGCGTCGCGGCATTCCTAATCAGCTACTACGGCACCGAGAACATGAGCGCCGCAGACGCGCCAGCGCCAACCATCACCACCAAGGATCGGCTGGGCCTGGTCACTGTCACCATCAAAGGAACTCCTTACGTGATCGTCGATATCTGCCTGCGGATGCTGCAACCGGCCGAGCTGTACAAGGCTCAGGGCTTCCCCGCCGACTACATCATCAGCCAAGGCGCCGACGGCAAGCCGTTCACCAAAACTCAGCAGGTTCACATGTGTGGCAACAGCGTCAGCCCGCCGCCGATGGCTGCACTGGCACGGGCCAATGACCCGTGGAGAGTCGTCGAACAGCAGGAAGCCGCCTGACTCACGCGAACCACACCTGCCATGGAAAAGTGTTGAGCCATTCGATTAATCGGGAGAGACAACTGCTGATTTGGTCGGTCAACAGCTGAAAAAACAGTTCTTCAACGAGTCGAATTATCACGGCAAAACACCTCACTCAGAAGGCAGAACGTCTTCGGTGATGCCCATGATAATTAGAAACTCATGATTGAAAAGCAAGAAACGCAATTAGTTGTGTCTAACCGTTCGTCGCCCAAAACCCTCCACCGCCAGGGCATGGCCCGGCATAGGACGGCTAGCCGAAAGAGTTAAGTCGCGCACTGGTTACTTAAATGCAGAGATCAGGCCGGCAACTGACCCGATTAGGCCCACAGCTATAGCAAACCAGTAACTGACTCGGTCTCGACGATGTTTTTCTTCCTCCCTTATAGCTGCACGAATCGCTCGCACCCCGTCATCGGTGAGATACCGTGGCTCCAAAACATCCTTATCCCATTCGACACGAGCATACATTTTCGGATCTTCGAATGAAGGCATGGGCACTAGAAGCCGATCGGCTTTGCTGCGGTAGTAATCTGTCTGAATCAGGCGTTTCCACTCGTACAAATCGTCGGACTCGTTGATGTAACTTGCCATCTCGCCGGACTCATTGGCCTGGACAGAGTTGGGAGGCCGGCGCTTTTCAAGTTCAAGCTCGGCCTTTGCAATTTTCCGTAGCGCGATTTTGTAGTTCAAGTAACTAAGCACGAATTCAACTCCAATCCATTTCTGGCGACTATAGCCGCGAGGTACCCCGATGCCCACAGAAAACAAACCGGCCGAGCCGCTGAAGATTGAGCGCTCGACTGTGAACAAGCTGGTGATCTCCGGCGCACCAAGCCTCGATCCGATCACCGTGTTCCTTGAGGACCTGGCACCGAAGCGCGGAAAGATCACCGTCAGCTGCTGGGGAAAGAGCTGGACCGCATACTGGGGCGGCATGTGGGATGGTCACACCATTGCGCAGTTCTTCTGCGAGTTGAACACCAGCTACATCATCGGCTACTTCGATCAGGACATCAGGTCGCGCCAATTCAGCGGTGACGCTCTCGCAAATGAGGCGCAGCGCCTGGTGCTGAAAGAGCGCCGCCGATTCTGCTACACATCGGACGACGCGCGCGAAATGTTCGACGCGGCAGAGGATCTGCGCGAATCGCCATCGGTTGATCATCTCCACGGCGTCCACAGCGAATTGATGACAAAGCTGTTCGGCGACGAGTGGTGGCACATGACGAGCGATGCAACTGAGCCCAATCCCGATTACGCGTACCTCGAGCGAATCATCCTCGCCGTGCAGCAGGCGCTGCGCCTAGAACAGCAGCAGGAGGCAGCATGATCAATCTCATCTGGCGCCTGGTCGCCAAGGTGCTCGCGCGCCCGACTATCGCCGACTGGCTGATCGCCCGCGCCAAGCTCACCCCGTACCAGCACATCATGTCCGCCGACGGCACCGAGATGTACATGGGCCGCTGGTGGTTGTTCAACCCGTACAGCCGTGAAACGCACAAGCCGGCGCTTTGGTGGTGCCCGTGGTCGTTCCGCATTCACCACATCATGCGGCCGGATGAAGACCGGGATCTGCACGATCACCCCTGGAACGCACGGACGATCATCCTGCGCGGTTGGTACACGGAAGAACGTCTTGAGCCTGCGAGCCACGTCGACATGCTGAAGCCGGGCCCTCTTCTATGGCTGGAAGAGCCAGACGACATCTTCAAACTGTCGATGAAAACTCGCTGCCCGGGCGACACCGCCGGCCTCAACCACGGCGAATACCACCGCATCGACCAGGTGTCCCCCGGCGGCGTCATCACCCTCTTCATCACCAGCAAGTGGCGCGGTGACTGGGGATTCCTCGTAAACGGCGTGAAGGTGCCTTGGCGCACCTATACCGGCGCCGACAACTGATCAAGTACGTGGCTGCCTAAGCAAGGCCTATTCGTTAGGCCCCCAAGATTGATTTGGTAACAACAGTTACGACTGCTGTTATAGATGCGGGTACCCACGACTTCTGAAGCGATTCGATGATTGAACCAATGACGCCTTTATCCGGATGCTCATCTTTGAGCTGCCTAGAAATTTCCCGTAAGGCTGCGTCCAATTGATTCATCTGTTGAACCATAGCTGCATTCGCTCTACCGGCGCTTAACTCAACGTTTCCGCCATCAACACTAACTTGATTCCCAATGGTTTTCGAGCCAGCCATGCCACCAGTAACGTTGACGCTTAATCCGATCCCACCGTTCGAAACGATATTCAGACCGACGTTTTTGATCTGAATCGTGAATTGACCCGGATCACTCTTAACGCCGTCAGCGAGTGCGTCAATCACAATGCTTGCTTGTTTTGCGTCCATTCTGGTGCCTCTGTCTGATGAGATACGCAATGAAATTTGCGTACACCTACCGTAGCTTATTTTTTGGATCACACCCTCCCCCTTCAAAGTCAGCCGCTATAGCGGCAAGGACGAAGTCATGCCTGAACAAAAGCCAATCATCATGTACGACGCTCCGGAAGCGGCCAACCTCAAAACGGTAACCGGTTGGGTTTCCGCTGACGGTCGTTTTTTCGGCGCCGACGAAAACCTTGCCCGCTACTGCGGTGCCACCCACCGCCGCTGCGAAGCGAACCCTGACCACGATATCTACGAAGTGAACAGCTACTGCAAAGCGTGCCACCACGCCCGCCGCCAAGCGAAATTTGCAGCGATGCCGGTCAAGGAATGGGCCGGCGAGCCTCTGGTTATCTTCGATGGTGATCGGTACTTCTTTGATGAAGACGATC